CATTTGAAACGTGTGTGCATTATGGTAAACTCCTTATTGCCTACAATGGCATTGGGTGCAAACCAAATACTTACCATCATGTATAAGTCTGTCGTCATTACAGCTCATACACATGTCAGTACTCGGCTCTATGGTTATCTTGTCGTTTTCAATGCGTGCTAGATAACCTGAGCCGTCAATAATCTCTACATAACCCATCATTCACCCCCATCCGTCAGTTTGTGCATAGATCCAACGTCTTGCAACCATGTTGTGAAATACCATTGTAAAATTATGGCGGCTGCGTAATCTCTCGAATTGTCTGCTTCTATTTTGTCAATCTTTGACAAATCAGTATCTGCACGCTCTAACACCTTAATCATGGCTTTATGAATATATTGGCAAGTATCAATCAATCCATCGGGCAAATTGATGCCATCAACCGCAACACTTACTGGCTTGTATAATGGCTCTTTGTTCATTTGTTTTTTTATGCGTTGATGTGTTAATTTACCTATAAATCTGATTAACAAATGTTTTGACATTACGCACCCCCTTCACTATCGCTAGGGAAAAACCATGATCCATTAGCTGCTAATTTAGCCCAGCGAGGTTCACACTGGTCAGGTTTTGCAGCACTGCATACATAACCATGATATGGCTTGCCAGTTTTAGCAACCCCTTCTTTAAGAATCATTACGCCATGTTTGCACTCTTCGGCTTTAGGATTTACTGGCATAGCCTCTATTGCTTCACCAACACTCCATACGCCTGGCTTTTCTTGTTTATCTTCTGCAAATGACTGTCGCAACCAAGTCTCAGCAGCTCTCGCTCTCGATCCTGGTGGTGAGTAACTTGCAACCTTTGTCATCTCTTCTCTGCTAGCCCTTTTGCCCTTAGCTGCATAACCTGCGTTCGCAAGCGCTCGGCCGATCGCTGAAGTCTCAGCATTCTCCAATGCAGAAGTTGAATTGACACCCCTATCACTAATGCTTTCACTAGCCAACCCAGTCGCCCAGGGTTTTTCATCGGTTGCCTTCTTAAATAATTCAGCACTAACAATGTATCTAGTGTCTGTGGCCTGTTCAATTTTTGTAGCGATTCTTCCATCTTCATGCTCCTTCCAAAATTTTTCCAGCCGACTCTCGACTGTTTCATAATCAGCTAAATTAAACGCCATCTGCCCACACTCCATCCTCATCTTGCATCGCTTCGGTTACCATTTTTGCTATTGCGATATATCCGAGCGCATCTGTGTAATTGTCTGTAACTGCAGGATCCTCAGCTTGCCTGCTGATTTTGACCAGGCACATGAGTATTGCAACCTCGTTTGGTTGTATTGGATAACCCAGGTAAGCTGACCACAGCTCTGCGATGCGCTTATGATTTCCAAGCGGATGCCCATAATCGGATCCTCTTTGGTGTAACGTGGTGATGACATTGGCAAACAGCTGCTCAGTCTTTGTCATAGTCAAATACCTCATCTGACTTAACCTTATTATCGATCATTCTGCGGTGCATATCCCAGCCATCTTTACGGCCTCGCCAATAATGGGTTTGCTTCATATCATCAATCCGCATAAGCACTAACCAATATGCCATGCAAAAACCAATGAATGAGTAAATTGCTATCTCTAGTGTCATTTGTAGCCCTAACTGTCCGCATACTTTGCGGTACAGGCATAGTGTTGCACCTGTGGGTGACTTTGTGGATTATTTAAAGGGTTGTTTGTATAACGATTAGGTAACGATCTTACCTGTAATACTTGCCTAAAGCTGTAAATGAGCCATCCTTATTTACTGGCACCAGGGTCGGTGTCAAGGTTTTACCGCTGGCTTGTAGTATACCAAAGCCCATCTGCCAATTTGCGCTGTTATAGCGGATATAAGAGGCTTTTTTGCGATCCATGAGGTTACCTACCTCTATGCCATATAAAGCCCTGTAATGGCCGTTTACGCCCTCTGAATAGGCACTCATGCCCAGCCTGTGACTATGCCCCGCCACTACAGATTTGCCAAATTTTTTGGCTAAATTCAGCGCTGTAATTCCCGCATGCTGACTCATATTGCCCTCATCGCCATGACACAAAACCCAGTCAGGATGAAACTCATAGGCCTTGCGATGGTAGGTCATGCCCATCTCAGCAAACCCCATAAATGCTGGGTATTGCAGCTCAGGCAGGTTAATTAAGCCAGGTACTTTTAAGAGAGTGTTGTATAGGCGATCACAATGATTACTACGGATAATGTGCATTTCTGGACTGTACTCACCGAGATCCCAAAGAACTTGCTTACATAGCTCACGATCTGCATGTAAATTTTCTGAGTAAGCCAAAGGTGTGCCTTCAGCCCATTTGCTAATTGACTGAAAATCCATCTCATCACCGACCACCAATACAGAATCAAACTTCTCCCGCCTTGCTAACTTTATTACATTCTTTACAGCTGCCTCGTGATGGTATGGCACCTGCAAATCTGAAATTACTAACCATCTAAAGGTTTTAATCTTCTTCCTCGTCTGGAGTAGGAATAGTTGGGATAATTCCTTTGTCACCTACTACCCAATCAGGCATTGACTCAGGGCTATCCATTAGGTATAGGGCTACCGATTCGCTAAAGCCTGCTTTGCGAGCAGCCTTAAACATCTCATGTTTAGCAATATAAAATACCTCTAGCTTAGATAATGGCTCAGGAGATTTACGTACTCTGCGCCTGTTTACCTTTTTGCGTTTGCGTGTGCTAGGCATGATTAAATTATGACTTACTTAATAAGACAAAGAGATCATCGACACGCTTTTCTAAACGAGTTATCTGATCCTTCATGCTTTGGCCACCATTCGGCCTTAGCTCGTTCAACCAGCCTTTAACTAAAAAACGTAATCCTACGAGCCCGCCTGATAGCACGGCTATAACGCCAGCGCCAAAGCCAGCCCATTCTGTAGGACTCATTTGTCATTTGCACCGATGCCATAGGCTGAATCGGATTTATCTAAAGCCCTAACTGCTGGGCCAGCAAGCGCTGCAACTATTACAGCTACAGCAGGATCTAGCCCTAATTCATTACTTGCTAAAAATGTTAAAAATGAGACCAATACGCCACGTGCGTATGATTTCAATACAGCCTTTTGCTTCTTGCTTATTTTCATATCTTGCCCCCTAGTAGTGGTATATCAAACGGCTTGCCATCTAAATCGCCTAACTTTGTAAAGCTAATGTGTATATGTTTAAAGTGCCCATTCAAGCCTTTGTACTTACGCCAGCGCCAACCTAGTACCTTACTGGCGATTTTTCCGTTATGGATGACGTAAGATATACGTTTATCGGTTTTCGCAGCGATTCGGATTTGGTCAGCCAGATCAGCACTGACCCCTTCCGATGCACAAAGGCGAGAATCAACATCAATGGCTCGCACCCATATTCCGTCTGGATTATGATCCGATTTTCTGGCGGCATGACGGCTATCGCCCAGCCATCCATCGTTGGTAGTACGCCTATCCGCAAACCAGAAATCAATTTGACTCCGTAGTTGTACTCCAGCTGCACATAATTTAGGCTTCATGTAACAATTTTGAGGGATAGTGCTAGGACAAAAGCAACTTTGCTTCTTGCTCAGTAATGCCCAAACGCTCTAATAGTTCAGCCTTAGCCTGAATTTCGGCTATTCTTGCTTCTTTCTTTAATTTAACATCTGCAAGATATTTTTTATGATTTTCAAATTCTTGATCAGTCATTTCTCTGTCAATAATTTCATTTGTTTCAACATTATGTATTCTTATTGTTGGTTTTGTCATTTTAATTCACTCCATAAATAAATGCTGTTCCACCATTCATACTTCCGTTCAATGGCAAAAAAGTTACACTATTAATTGCACTTGTATCTTTCCAAGCTCCTTGATATAAAATGCTACTCCTCGTGGCAGCGTTTGATTGATGATTTGTTACAGAATTCACAAATACCATTTTCCAAGTCACAGTATTTGCATAATCATAAACATCACAAATTGCTAATCCTTCTGTTACTGCATTGTCGGAATCTTCAATTAATGTGATGTAAGTTTGATTGTAACTATTATTAGTGCTGACACCAGTCTGACCATCACCATAATTTGTTCCAGTATCACTATTAAATTGAATATTTAACCAATTTCCATCGGCTGTATTGTCATAATTTCTAACCACGATATATAAATTTTTATATGTGCTAGGAATTGATGAAATGGTTGTTGTAGAACCTGATAATGTTGTTCCACCACTATTAATTAATGTCATCCCACCAGCAGCAGGTGCAGCCCAACTAGGCACACCGCCAGCCACTGTAAGTACGTTTCCAGTACTACCAATTCCGAGTCTGGCTGGTGTTGATCCACTTGATGAGTAAATAATGTCACCAGTAGTTGTCATTGGATTAGTCATACCTGTGGTATCTAGGTTTGCCCAAGCGCTGCCAGTGTAATAAGTAGTAACGTTTGTATCTTTAAGATAAGCAAAGTTACCCTCTTGTGGTGATGTTACTGCGGCATCTCTAGCTGCTGCGCTGGCAAAGACCCAAACGCCCTGCATTAAATAGCCATCAACATCGGCTGCGGTTAATACCTCACCTGTTGTAAAATCCTTAAAGCCTAAGCCTGCTGCCATATTTACTCCTTAGTAACTAAGCACATTATAGTCTAAAGTGCCGTAGATATTGTTATCCAAAATTAGAGCGTCTATAACTGGTTCAAGGGTTGTAAAGACCACTCTAAAACTATTGGGCGTGATTATGTTTGCCACGCCAAAGATCTGCAAGGTTTTGTCTAGGGTAGATCCGCCTGGCTGGGTAGTGACTACTCGGATCGGGTCAAAGAAGTCCAACTCTAGGGCTGCAATTATGCCTGCGTTGTAATTAGGGGTGTATAAGTCTAATTCTATGGAATCGCATCGTACGCTGGTCTCAGCACGGCTAGCGGTATAAGCCTGGGCATAATCTAGGGCTACGGCATCGGTCTGCATTAGCAGGTCTTGGATCTGATAACTATGAATAAAGTATTTGTCGATAGAGTCTTGGTTGATAGCAGTTTGTGATGTGCCACCTGTCCTAGTTACAGTCGATGAGTTAAATACAAGGGTGTCATCCAATTTCCAGTTGGCGTTAGCATAGGCAATACCTGTGCCGTCATCATTAAATGTAGTAACTGTGCCACCTATAGATCCAGCAGTTACAGCTCTATCCTGGAATATAAACTCTCCATCTGCGCTGACATATAGCGCCCCATACTCTGATTGAGCTACTGTTTGCATAGCACCTAGTGATGTGCGTAATGTGCCTGGATCGTTTTGCAGCGTAGTTAGA